GCGTCCAGCCTCTGCCTCCTCCCGGCCTCCTGGTGCCGGATCGACCCGGTGCTCATCACGCTGACCCGCAGCTCCCCGGCCCGAATCTCATGCTCATAGACAACCGACCTCCAACGCGACGCGCCCCCTCTCACTTCCAGGACCTGGAAGTGAGAGCTGTTCAAGGAGTTGACGCCCACGGTGACTGCGGGACACGGCTTGTCCGTGATGTCCCCCGCGCTGTAGCTGTTGACGCCCGCCGCGCCGCCCTTACCACTCGTGTCGTGGACCACCCGCGTCTTTATGACTGGAACCTCAGTCGTCATCCTACACTGCGTAGAAGTCACGGTCGGCGATGGAGTATCCTCGCAGCTAGTGACGGAGAAACCGCCGTGAACTGGCTTGACGACCCACGGAAGCGCCTCCCGCACCGTGTACCGGTAGGGCAGCGGCTCGGGGTGCGCCGGGTGGAACCCCAGCGCGGCCAAGTCGTTCCTGACGCCGACGAAGATCGCGCGCTGCCGCATCTGCGGGACGCCGAGCCACTGCGCGTCGAGGACCTTGACCGCGACCTCGTACCCGCATCCCTCCAGCGCCGCGAGGATCAGCTTGAAGTACCCCTTTGCCGTGCCCTTGACGAGGCCGCTCACGTTCTCCGCCACGAACGTCTTCGGCTGGAGCCCTTTGAGCAGGCGAACGTACTCGAAGAACAAGTCCTCGTTCATCTGCTTGGCCCCGTGCTCGTACTTCTTCTCTTTGCCCCAGCCTTTCTCGCGCCGACCGGCGGTCGAAAAACTTTGACAGTTTTTGACAACCATTCCATCAACAGTAAAACTGTGATCTTCTTCCACTTCGATGTTATAAACAATGACAGATTCCTTGCCATCAAGCACACGGCGAACGCGGCCCCAAGTATATTCAGTATCCCGCTGAACACATCTCGTTTCCCCATAACGCCAAGCGACTCTAAAAAACGGTTTCTGATTTACTTCCCTCCCTTCAATCATCGTCTTCTTAGGCATGTCTTGCCAAACAAGCGTAGCCGTCATCCCTAGGGATTCAACTAGCAATCGCGTACCAACGGCCAACTTCTTGCTTACCGTATTTATAGCTGAATGACCCTCTTCTTTCATCTTAAAACCGTCTGCTGAAAAGTAACCCTCCAAAAGACTACGCCGCCAACTATCTTTCATAGTCAACGCCCATGCCGGAATCGTCTTGTCAGCAGCTCCGCAACCAAAATTGTCTTGCAACCACTCCACAAGACCCTTATGAGCGCAGCTAAACTGCGTTCCGGTCCTAACTTTTATAACCGTCCAACGCAACTCTCCGTCTCCAGCATTGCCCGATCCAGCAATCGGAGCCACCGACTTCAACATAGACTCCAAAAATGAAGTTTCCTCTTGCGAACAGCAGATACCGAAATTGTTTCGGCGCGGATTTATAATCCAACCGTCGCCGAGCCAACGTCCTACCATCCACCAGAACCTTTGGTTAAAGTTCACTTTTCTCCCCGCCACGGCCGGAATCGATAAAGGAGTATCTTCCACCATGTTCGGCGTCGCCCAAAACAGTTTCTTCATGTCCTGAGCTTCGATCCATTCCGGATCGTTCCACGTCTTTACGTAGCGGCTCTTCCCGCCCCCGCAGCGTACGTAACGCTGATTCAACCTTCGAGACCAGAACGGGTGCTCCTTGGTAGTCTCCAACCCCCAATGACCATGACCTTTCAAGACGATCGTCTCGGCTTCCTTACTCCCAACGCGTAGCACGGAACGCCAGCGGTTTTTGTGCGTAAGAACTTCATCGCCGACAACGATCTCCTCTATCGGAATCAAACCACGCTTGGCCAGCACCAAAGCACCGGCGGGGAAGCAAGGCGGCGATCCATCGAACAAGTCCAATTCTCCCTTCTTCAACCCCGTCGCCTTGAGGATCTGCATTGCAGTAACTTTCCGTATGTCTCGACAATCCAAGATCGTGTCCGGGAAGTTCGCGCGGTAAGAGTCCTGCGCCGCCGGAACAAACTCGTTGGCCCACACGACGTCGAACCCTGCCATCTTGTACCCGGTACAAGAACCGCCGCAACCCGAGAACGTGCTGACGACCTTGAACCCGTTCCGCGAGAACTTTTTGATCTCGCTCATTAACGGCACTCGATAAAGAGGTTTTTCCACCGCGACTGAAGTCTTAGCGATTATAGACTTCCCGTCCTTGGCTCCGAACCTCTGAGCGGCCCGCGGCTTCCCCTCCCAAGCGTGCTTGCACTTCGGGCAGCTGAAACCGGCGGTGACCACCGGCGCGGGTTTCCCAAACAAGGGGCGCGCGACTTTCTTGGCGAGCGGCGCGTTCCATTCGTACCCGCAAGCGGGGCATTGGCAGTTGGTCGCGATCCGCCCGTCCACCGCCGCGAAGTCTGGCTGGATAACCACCTCCCCGAACAGCGTCTTCCTCGTGACCGCCCCGCCCCGCGGTGTCTTGCCGATGCTCATCGCTTGATCTCCCATGGTTGATTCTACGTTGACCTCGTACTGCGACCTGAACCCGCCGCCGATCCCGATAGCCTGCACCGTCGGGCAGACCTCGGTAGTCTGCGGCGGCTGCCTGCCGGAGCCATAGATCGTCACCGAGACTGGAACCTCCATCTCCAGGAGCCCCGCAGGACGCATTCCTAGGCCGCTCCGGGCTCCCAGGACGCGTTCTCCGGCCCCGCCCCTTGCCGCAGCATCCCCGGAAGCCACCGATGGCTTAGAGGCGCGCTTCACGGTTCCTCCCGCATCTTCAAGAGATCCAGTTGGTACGCCGCGTGCTGCATGATCCGCCGCGCGAGGTCGACGCCCGCCTGCTTCGCCGCCTCCATGGTCTCGTAACACTCGTCGGCCGGCAACCCGTTGACGATCACGTGATGAACGCCAAACCGCAACTGAACTACTAAGATCCCGACGGCGCCTTCAGCTAAGGAGAGTTTCTTCCCAACAGGAGATATTTTTCTTTTCTTGGCTGCGTCAGACATCAACTTTATAGACTTTTTAGAATGCTTTCTCCCGGTCATCCCGTTTACAACGGCACCGGTTTTGAAAAGGTCGGATTGAGCGCGGCGCTTTTCAGGAGTCCATAAAGCCTTTTGAGATGCCGATTTCTTTTTACGGTTTTCTTCGGCACTCCAAAAAACTCTTTGAGCAGCGGACATTTTCGCGCGTGTTTCTTTGGAGTGCCTCGATCCCAAATTCATGATTGGCCACCGTGTTCTTTCATAGCTTTTCTAGTAGCTTCGCGGTCGAAAATTAAAAGTCGGCGCATATCAGGAATAATCTCACACCCGACGTCCATCTTGTCGGACTTGTGTGCCGCCACCCACAAGAATATACTGTCCTCCGTCCACTCGCCTTTCCCGAGCGAGAGCCCGCAGGTGACCTTACGCATCTTGCCGATGTCCTCGGCCACTTTATCGCCGCTGAGAATCTTCAACTGCCGCGTATCTCTTTGAGTTTGAGCAGCCGTCCACCCAATCGTGTTGTATTTGGCGTTGAGGGCGCGAAGGCCGCGGTACACGTCGTCCGTCTCGAACCGCTTCTCCTTGTACCTCTGAGAAGCCACGACCTCGTCGTCGTAGTCCACGATGAGTGCGTCCGCCGGCTCCCCCTCGTCACGCATCGTCTCTAGGAGCGACTCCAGGACGGCGACCGTCGTCCCGCCCTCCGTCCCGTCATATATCTGGATCCCGCCATGGCGCATCCCCGTGGTCCCGCGGCGGCGCTCGAACCTACGCCGCGTCATCTTCGGGTAGTCGGTGAGCTGCTTCAGCGGGACATGCGTGATGATCGAGTCAAGCCTGTCCTCCATGAGCTCTTCCGGATCCTCTAGCGTGACGTAGAGCACGCGCAGCTTCTGGAGGGCGTAGGCTGCCGCCATCCAGAGGAGCGCGGCACTCTTCCCGCGCTTGTAAGGCGCGAGGAACATCCCGAGCTGCTTGCGACCCACGGTGCTGACCATGGAGTCAAGCGGGTCGATGAACGTCCACGGGGCGCGCGGGTGCGTCGCGTTCCTGGCGCGGCGCTCGGCCCGGGAATCGAACGTCGTCATGTAGTCCGTAGTGGCGGTCTCCCGGCACGTCGCAGCCATGGCTTTCTTGGAAATTTCTGACCATTTCTCGTCGGTCAGCGCGCCGGACGCATGTAAATCGGCGAGCTCTTCTATCGCTGCCGCCTTGAGTCGAAGGCTTTTAAATTGGACAACCTTCTCGACGATGGCGGCCGGGGCCTCAGTGCGAAGCGCATCTAGTTTGGCGAGGTACGCCTGGACCTCCGCCTTCTGCGCGGCCCCGAACCCGATCCCGTGGACGTGCTGGAGAACGTCGGCGCGAAGGAGGGATCCGACCGGCTCACGATGCCGCTTGTAGTGCTCTAGCGCGCGCTCGGCCACGATCCAGCGAGAACGCCCATCACGCATCCCCTTCTGCGGCTGGAAGTCGTCCGTGTCCAGGAGCGCGGCGCAGTCCTTGAGCGTGCGGTAATCACGCGTCAACAGCGCGACAAGGCCGTCTTGAAAATCCGCGTCGTCCCACCAGCGGTCGCTTTGCTGAGTCTTCATCGACGATAGTTCCGTTCCCCGCGTGCTGCCGGCTTCGCGAACTCCGCCTGTCTCCGCTTCATCTCTTTTCCGTACGTGACGAGGAAGTCATCCATCCCGTGATGGCCGTTCGGCTCCATCGGGAGAAACTGGAATGACTGTCTCTTGTTCTCTCCGCAAGGGTAAACGCGGGCGACCGTCTCTTCGACGAAACGCCTCGTTTCTTCTCCCGTGGCCGCTCTCGGCTCAAGTCCGAACGCGCAAACATTGCCCTTGCGCGTTTTACGCTTGTACCGCCACTTGAAGAAGACCGCCTCGAGGACGAAGTCGAGTGAAACCCCGTACCGCGCGGCCCATACCTTGTAGTTCATCAGCGTCAGCGACGCTATCGGACCCTCAGGCATTCCAACCAATGGTTCCGACGTGAACAAGTCTAACCCTTTCTTCCGACGCTCCGCGTTGTCCAATCGGATCATCGACGCGGCGACGGTGCGATTCCATTTTGAAGTCTCTGCTTTTATAGATGACATAAACGATACATTTAACTATACGGTTCAAACAGTTTGGTTCCATCCCTTTACGTGAAAGTGAGAACTTTGCTTTAGGAAATCTCCGTTTTTGAGATTTCTCTACAAGACACTAGAGAAGAACCACGTTAGTGGTTCTGATCGTATGTGTCTTGTAGTCACCATATGATCATCTTAAAAGCGTAGGCCCCCTAACCCATTCATCGACACGTTAAATCCGAAACCAAGTTCATCAAGAATTTGGAAATCAAACTAGGCGCGAAGACAAACGAATTAGGAGACCTACGTTGCGGTGCGGGTGAAAGTCAACGCTTTCCCCACGGTTGAAGTCCTCTGCGAAGTCGCTCACCATGCGATCTTGGCCGCCGAACTTGACGCGGCAGACCGGCATGATAAGTTGAATCGCCTCCGTAAAAGCTTGAGGATGTTGTCCCCGTCTCAGACATCCAGGCTCATCGCCGCACGCTCTCTTAGCAAGAGCACCGGTCTTATCGCCGGACCGTTCGCACAGGATCGTGTTAATTGACCTCAGACTGGCGAGTTCACTCTCCCATAGGCCGCACCTATGGCGGGGATTCCTCGCCGTCCAGCTGATCACGCAGAGCTCCGCCCGTCCGGCTCGCGTCGGTTTGCCGTCCCGCCATCCACCTTCTGGACGAAGCTTGCTTTTTGAGTTTGTGGTCACCCCACGCGCCACGATCTCGCAGGTTCTCTGCGTAGCTCCCGCGCCGCCCGCTATGTGAGGAACAACTCTTTCGTACGGGCTGAAAACAATGCGTGGTCCGAAACGGTTGGGCACAGATAAGCGCACCACGCGGTTGGTTAACGTCGAAGCAGCACCCTCGAGGTACGCTTGGAAGAACGGAACTTGATGGTTAGCCGGGAGGCTTTGAAGGAGGGAAGCCGGAGCATATGGCTCTAACGGCTTGTTCGTGGCAGGCGAGAAGTTTAGAGGCTTTTTTGATAACATTTCAGACTTAAAGTGGGGTGGTGGGGCTGGAAGTCTGAAGTACCAACTCCCACCCTGACCACTTTTACTCTCGATTACGTCCCTGGCCTGGTACACGCAACCGCAATTAAATCTTACACCAACTTGCGTGCCGTTGTAAACCGTAAAATTTAGCAGATGACTTTGCAAGACATTCTGCGCCGCCGAGGCGTGCCGTTTCGGGTCTCCTCGGGCGACCCCGCCAAGGTTCATGTGTGCTGCGTCTTTTGCATAGGTAAAGGTAAAGGCGTAGATACGCAGTATCGCTTATGCCTTCACTCTAAGCTAGGATGGGGAAAATGCGTGCATTGCGAATGGAAGTCTTCGCGAGCCATCCCATATTTCTTGAAAGCTCTTCGGATCGCAGAAGTTCCAACGGGATTCGAGGTGAGGCAGGAAGACGTCGCCATCGAGCGGACTGAACTCCCAGCGGATTTCCGCTTACTGTGCGATCCCATCGACGACCTCGACCGGCAGGCGAAAGACTATCTGTCAAAGCGCGGGGTCTCCGACTTACAGATGCGCAAGCACCGCGTCGGCGTCAGTTACGTCGGGAGGTACGCTTATCGGATCTTGTTCACGGCGTGGGACAAGGGAGAGCTCGTCAGCATCAACGCGAGGGACTTCACGGGCAGGAGGATTCCGAAGTACCTGAACAGCCGCGGAGACAAGGGCATCTTCGCCTTCGACCTCACGGCCAAGCAGGTGGTCCTCTGTGAGGGCGCGATCAAGGCGCTTCGCGTGCGACGGTCTATGCACACATCCGCCGGTGCCTTGCTCGGAAGCACGCTGACGGACAGACAGCTAAAGCAGATAAGCGATAGCGCCTGCGAGGAGATCGTCTTGTATCCTGACCCGGATGCGCCGGGGATCGCGGGCGTCGTTAAGATAGCCGACAAGCTGCGGGAGAGTTGGGGAGGATCTGTCAAGGTCGCGTGGCCCATCGACTTGCCGGCGGACGAGGCGGACTTACCTGACATAAGATGCGCCGTCGAGTCCGCCGTCGAGTACTCTCGCCTGCTCGGCGTGCGGCTCCGCGTCGCCCAGCGGTCTGAGTAAGCAGGCGGATAACTTCACAAGTTAAAAAGTGTTTACTTTTCCGCTCGGTTAGTATATATTGAGAAACATGAGGAAGAGCAAGGTGGCGAAGTTGACCGCGGCGCAGGTTCAGAGCGTCCTGACTCTCTTTATAAAAGAGAAGTGGTCGCAGAGTCGAATCGCGCAAAAGATGGGGATCTCGCAGACGGCGGTCAGCATGATCCTCCGCGGCGTGACCTACAAGTGGGCGACGGGGTTCAAGGCGGCATAACGATGAGCAGGCATTTTGGGGAAAAAGTAAAAGTCGACCCGCGTCGGATTGGTAGTGAAAATAAGATGGAGCATCATGCTTATCTTCGAGATCGATACTCAGAAGCGGTAGACTTAGTCGTGCGGCGGATAAACCATGAGATTTATGTCGAAGAGCAAACAAGTTCTTGCACAGAGCATGTGCGCGGCGGTAAACCACTCACCGCGACGGGAGCGAAACTGTTGGGTGTAGAGTGGCCTTTATGAGGGAACCACTTATCCTCGTGGACGTCAGCAACGTCGGCTTCCGCACGCACTACGCGGCCCCGCAACTCAAGAGCTCCTCGGGGAAGCCGACCAGCGTCCTGCACGGCGTGCTGCGAATAATAGCCGATCTTCGAAGAACTGTTTCTAAACGAATCATTTTTTGCTGGGACCACGGCGTTCCCGTCGCGGGAGCTAAGAAACCCAAGAACTGGCGCGACGACCTTCTTCCCGGCTACAAAGCCAACAGAACTTCCAACGCCGAGGAGCGCGCCCGGTGCCTCGGCCAGTTCGCCGACCTCAACCGAGCGATTCGTCTTCTCGGCTACGAGAGCGCGTCGGTGATGGGACTGGAGGCCGATGACGTGATCGGGATCTTGGTCAGCGGTCCCGGCAACAAGCTGATCTACTCCACGGATAAGGACTTCTACCAGCTTCTCGATGGAGACCGCGTGAAGATCCTCGTGCCTCAGAAAGGGAAGAGCGTGTTCCAAACCTTGAGCGCGGCGAGCGTCGAGAAGGAGCACGGCTTCCCGATCAATCGCTGGGCGGAGTACCTCGCTCTCGGCGGGGACAAGAGCGACAACATCAAGCCGATGCGCGGCATGGGTCCCAAGACCGCCGAGAAGCTGATCCACGGCGGCATCAGCTTGATAACCGAGCTGGAGGACCAGCCGCCGTGGATCCAGAAGAAGTACGGCGAGGCGTGGCCGGCGATCCGCCTCTCTTGGTTCGCTGCCCGCCTCCCCCGCAAGTGGTCCGACCCGCGGGTGAGGGAGTGCGTCGCCAAGGTGGACGTGAACGGCTGGCGATTGGACGGTGCGCAACGATGGAAGGACCGAGCGGCGAGCGCAGCTGCGTTCGGGCAGTTCTGCGCCGACAGGGACTTGACCCACATCTTGTCCTTACGGCACCAGCTTTTTGAGACTTAGAGATAGGAGAGCAACTTTGATGAAACGGTTCAAGAAAGAAGAAGAAGACGACATCTCCGCCCGTCACCTGGGCATCATATCCGGGAGGTGCCTGTACTGGTGGCGCAAACTGCCGGCTCGGGCCAGGGCATGGTATGACGCCGAGGACATGATTTCGGAGGTTCGCGCACACGTTTGGCGGAAGCAGACGATGTACGACGCCGCGAAGGCGCGGGAGTCCACCTGGATCCACCACGTCGCCGACAACTGCTGCCTGTCGATCCTCCTGCACATGAAGACGATGAAGTACGCCGCGTGCGAGACGGTGGACTTGGAGACGATGACTCCGCGGCAGATCGGGAAGTGCGCCGAAGCTCTGGCGACGCAGTCCGACGAAGAGCTAGCGGAGTCCGCCAACGTCGTCGAGCGCGTCCTCATGATCGGATCGGACGGCGTCCTCGACCTCCTCCAGCTGATCTTCGAGGGGCGGGCGAGGGAGGCGTCGCGGGAGTCCTTCGACGACCTGGTCAAGACGGCGAGGCGCTGCGGGGCCTCGGCGGACGACTTCGTGGCGGTTTACCGCCAGATGATCGCGTAGGGACGCCGTTTCTGGGCCGTTTAGGAGGCCGTGGCTGCGTTTCCGGGGCGTTCCGGGTAAAAAGTACCGTCCGGAGCGCCCGGAGGCCTTAGAAGCGGCCAGAACGCTTGAGACTTTATGTCCGTCGTCAACCAAGTCAACCGCGGGAAGTCGAGGGGGGTGCTGGAGTGCTTATTGTGCTTCGAGAGGTACTCCGCCGAGGACATCGCCCGCGGCGACTACCAGATCGAGGAGCTGGTCTGCTCCCGCTGCTACCGGGAGATGCAGCTCGCTCCTCACGCGAAGAGCTGCTTCGGGAAGCCGACCGTCGTCATGCCGGACGGCAAGCGGCTCCTCGGGTACGACGTGTCCTCGGAAGACTGTTCGACCAACTGCCCCGACCGCCGCGTGTGCTGCCGTATAGTTAGCAAGCCGGAAGAATAAATGAAAATTTTTATAGAAGACAGCTTCGACTCTGCGCATTGGCTTCCTAACGTTCCAAAGAATCACAAGTGTCACGCTCTTCATGGGCATACTTACAAAATCCGACTAGAAGTTTCAGGAAAGGTCGGAGACACTTCTGGATGGGTAGTCGATTACGCAGACGTGAAGATAATGTGGGAGTCTGTAAAAGTATTGGTGGATCATCGATGCTTGAACGAAATCCCGCTGTTGGAGAATCCTACGTGTGAGCATCTAGCGATGTGGATGGCCGGGATTTTGAAAGGTTCCCTTCCCGGGATCTGTCGAATTGAAATAAGAGAGACCGAGAGGTGCGGGGTTTCTTTGGACATCTAATGATCCATTATCATGGAACGCCGATGTCTCCGGATTCTGCCGCCGCGAAGATTTTGATGGGAAGGCATGCATGCGTGTCTTTTGCCAATCCGGAACAAATCGAGTTGGTCGCCGAAATTTGTCAGTCTTTTATTTTGGATAACGGGGCGTTTTCAGAGTGGAAACTCGGTAAGCAAGTTGATTTTGATGGTTATCATAAGTGGGTTATGGAGTGGGAGTGTCACCCCGGGTTCGACTGGGCCTTGATACCCGATGTCATTGACGGGAGTGAAAAAGAAAACGATGATTTTTTGAAAAAGTGGAAACTCGCGGGAAATAAAACCGGAGTTCCCGTTTGGCACATTCACGAGTCACTCGCACGCTTGAGTTCGTTAACGGAGAAGTATGAAAAGGTGGCTTTTGGGTCTAGCGGACAGTATTCAACTATTGGAACCATAAGATGGTGGGCACGCATGAATGAGGCGATGGCCGTGGTTACTAAAAACGGCAGGCCTTTTACCAAACTGCATGGATTGAGAATGCTGGATCCAGAAATCTTCACCAAGTTTCCATTCGCTTCCACCGACAGCACAAATGTCGCGCGCAGCATCGGGCTAGACAACCGGTGGAACGGAAGTTATCAACCGCCTTCTAAAGCCGTTCGCGGAATCGTGCTCGCCGAGAGAATAGAATCACAACAATCTGCCTCCGTATGGGTTAAATCAAAACGCGGACGCAAAGGGTTATTTTGACAAGGAAACTCAATAAATGAAGATCAAACTTGAGAAGTTGAAGTCGGCGTTCGCGGTCTGCGACGCCGTGGTCGCGGTCGCGGCCCTGGAGAGCAGCCAGCACGTCAGGCTCAAGAGGACCGACTCGGAACTCTCGCTGGCATTGACCGGGATATCCTTCGCAGAGTCGAGGGTCGCCGTCGCCGAGCCTGGGAAGTGGACCGCCCACGTCGACCGCCGTGCGCTCAAGGCGTTCCTGGCCACGGCGCGGAAGGATGAGGTGGAGGTCTTCGTCGACAAGAGCGGGGCCATCTTGATGAAAGCTGGTCAGCGCCTGGAGATCCCGGCGCGCGCCGTCGTCGCCGGGTACGAGTCTTGGAAACCCGTCGGTGAATATGATCTCTCTCCCGAGCTGAAGGCCGCCGTCGGAGTCGCCGTGAAATACCTCCCATCGGCCGCCGGAGCCGAGAGCGTGGAAGCGGTCAACTTCGTCAAGGGTTACGGTGTCGTCGCGACCGACACGATCTTCCTCGCGGCGTACCTGTCGCCGTCGATCAAGCAGAGCTTCTTCCTCCCCGCGGCGGTCGCGCAGTTCTTGGCATCATCCGGCGGCAAGCTGGCCACGGACGACAGGGGAGCGGGGGCGGTCACGCCGGACGGGCACGTATTCCAGCCGCGCTCCGCCGACCTCGACAACTACCCGCTGGACATGTGCAAGACCTCCCTCGCTATAGCGTTGAAGTCTCCGACGGTCGCCGAAGCTTCGGCTGAGGATTTGCTGGAAGTCATCCAGACGGCGTCTCAGTTCCTGGTGGACAAGGCGGAAGACGCCAAAGTTGAGCCGGCCGCGAAGGGAATTTCCTTCACGGTGGACCTCGGAGCCGGGAAGTTCCAGAAGACAGTTCCGGCGAAGCTCGTCAACGGGATGGCCGCCGCCGTGTGGCCGATAAGGAGGCTGGCTCCGTGGCTGGAGAGGGCCGCCGCGTGCCAGGCGCGCGTCGAGATCGCCAAGACCGCCAACGCGACCTGCCTTCGGTACCTCGACGGGAAAATAAGAAGCGCGCTCGTCTTCGCGGACCTGTAGAATTTTTGTACCAACGAGTAAGCTGACATGATACCTCGAATGATTCCGAATCCCGCTTGGACCGAATCGGAGGACGCCAAACTCCAGAAGGACTCGACAATCACCGATATGGTCCATCGGCGCGAATGCCCAGAAGACGCCTTTCCAGAAGAATACGGCAAAGCGATCCCTGAGGGCGGCGGTTGGATCATGTTGCTGGTGTCGGTAACGGTCGGGCGACAGGTCGATGCAGCCAGCACAAAAGTGGTCACCGTCCCGCATTTGTCGCTTTGGTACGCGATGCCGCATGTTTCCAATTCGCGGGTTCTGTTGCATGACCTTGGGATCAAACGGCGGAAGGAGCGGGAGTACGTTCATCTGCAACAGGCAGTCATCAATACACCGGACGGAGCGGTCCACATTTGGCCGCACGAGTACCAAAAAGTCGATATCACGAAGTTCCTGGAATTTTGCGAGGAAGACGGGCTTCGCATTCACTACCTCAGCGACGAAGCGCGAGTTGACGAAGAAGCGTTGTTTTATCTGCGAACGCGCGGGATCGCCAAGGCAGAGGCGCAGCGGATGCTTCTGGGAACGCTGACCAACCCGAACTACTGCTACTTCACATTCGCGCCAGAACTGGCTGAGGTCTTCGGGGAGGGAGTTGGGACTCCATATTTGCATCCGGTAAACCATCAAAGGCGAGCCAAAGCGAAGACCGAAAGAAAACCGGCGCAATTGAAAGGGAGACCGAGTGCGTAGAGTTTATTCTAAGCGATCCTTCCCGGAACAGGTAGCTCAACATGGGTTCGACCCCGGCGAGCGATCCTAGGCCACGGTAGAGGGCAAGAAACGTGATTTAAGCGACGATTGAAATGAGTAAACTGCTCAAACCTTACTACGATGACGGGAAAGGTATCACGATCTATTGCGCTGATTGCAACGACATACTGCCTCATCTTCCGAAGGTGGATTTAGTGCTTACTGATCCTCCCTACGAAATCGGAGCGAAGGGAGGCGGCATCGGCGCACGGCGCAAGTACCTTGCCGACATCCACGGGCACATCGACGGGGGGTTCGACGTCGGGTTGCTACGGTCATTCGACAACTGGTTCTGCTTCTGCGGGAAAAATCAACTAATTGAGATCTTGCGCGCCGCTCAAAGCCCCGAAAGGAGATGGATGCTAATCACGTGGAACAAGCCGAACCCCACGCCGCTGTCCAACGGGAACTACCTTCCGGACACCGAGTACATTGTGCACCACTTCTCGGCCAACAAGCTGCACGGCTCCTTTCGAGACAAGAGCAGGTTCATCGTCAGCCCGTCGGAGCAAAATGATTTCATGCATCCGACGGTGAAGCCGCTGCGCGTCATCAATAAGCTCATCCGACTCGGAACCTTGCAAGACGAGGTCGTTCTCGACTTGTTTATGGGCAGCGGCACAACGCTGGTAGCCGCGAAGCAACTTGGCCGCCGCGCCATCGGCATCGAAATCGAGGAGAAATACTGCGCCATCGCCGTGAAGAGACTTAACCAGACACGTCGTCTCCTTTTCAACAAAAGCGTTTCTGTGAAAAAGAAATCACCTCGCAGGTCTTTGCTGTGAAAAATCTGTTTAACCAGCCGGTGACCCGCCGAGGCGAAGTCTTGGGGTGTTCGCATTGCCCCCTCGACGGTATAGCCGGAGTCAAGAAGATCAAGGGACTATCGCGCGTCAAGGGCAGACGGGCCATGCTTTGGGGAGCGTGGCCGGGGAAGATCGACAACGCGAAGGGCTTGGAGCTGTCGGGGAGCTCCGGTAAGCTCTTGTGGGAGGCGCTGTCGGAGGTCGGATTAACGAGGGGCCACTTCGACGTGCAGAACGCGGGAGTGAGGTGCTGGCCTGCCGATGATGGCCAAGAGCGCGACCCGACGAAGCGGGAACTCCAGTGCTGTGCCGTTTACAACTCGGAAGCTCTCGACCTTAACCGCGGAGAGGCCGTCGTTCACGTGATACTCGGGGATATAGCGGGAGAACAACTTCTCGGGAAAGCATTAAAGAAAGATCATCCGGTATTTTGGCACGAACCGTGGAATGCGTATTGTGTTTATCTCCAGCACCCGTCATACCTTCTGCGAAGAGGAGAAGCGGCTGGATGGGAGTTCAACGTCTGGAAGGAGAAGCTGCGGGCCGTCGCAACGATCTTAAAGAATCCCGGTCGATGGGGTTACATAAAGTCGAGGCGCTACGAAGCGGTAGAGTCCGTCGAGACGTTCGACGCGATGGAGAAGATCATCAAGGCCGAAGCAAAGGCCGGACGGCGAGTCAGTTATGACGTAGAAGATGGAACAGTCAATGGGAAGAAAGTGATGCTACTGGCGGGATTCGGAGTCGGAAAGTTTCGCGTCATAGGGAACTGGAAGACTTGGACGGGCCGCGCTTGGTCCGTAGTCATCGATCATCCTGAAGCGAGTTCCGATTTGAAGACGCGTGAGAGTTTACGTCGGCGGTTGAAACTCTTGTTAGAAGACGTATCGATTCCGAAGACTCTCCAGAACGGGTCATATGACTCGGCCGCGAGCGCGATATACCTCGGAGCCAAATTGCGAGGGTACGATTATGACACGATGTACGGGACGTTCCTACGGCATTCTTTTCTTCGTAGCTGCGGATTAGAGAATCTCACATACCTGTTCTTCCCCGAGTTCGGAGACTACAAAGACACCGTGATCGAACATGCGGGCGGCGACGGCACTTTCGGATCGGTCAACTATGCCAACGTGCCGCTCGATCTCCTCGTCTTGCGCAACTGCGGAGACTGTGACGTGACGAAGCGACTGGAAGAGAGGTTTAGCCCGCAAGTCAATCAAGCTCTCGCCAAAGTGTACGTAAGGGCCGGGATGACTCTCGACAAGATGGAGCGGCGCGGGCCGATCCTTGATTGGGAAAACTGGAAGAAAGCGTCGGAGGCAGTCCCGAAGATGATCGCAGAGTTAGATAGGCATCTCAGGCAGTTAGCCGACGATCCCGGCTTCGAGTGCGACTCCTCGCAGCAGGTGGCCCACCTGCTCTACGACGTCTTGAAGCTGCCGACGCCGACGGACAGGAGGGGGACTGTCACGCGCGGGACCGGGAAGGAGATCCTGGAACTTCTCCTCGCTGAGACCGGAGACCCGGTGTTGGAATTAGTCATGAAGCGTAGGACTATCGGCAAGATCGCGTCGACTTACCTCGCCGGGTACGCGAGGAGCGCAGAACTCCACGATGGCGAACTTAGAACTATATGGTGGTTAGTTGGCGCGGTCACGGGGAGGCTGCGAAGCGGCAAGGGGGACCGGGCCGAGGCCGAGGGCATCCTCAATTTCCAGAATACGCACGGGAACCCGATGATGCAGAACTTGATGGTGTCGGACCGCCGGTGGAGATTGGCTTTGGAGGAGAAATGAACATAGTGACGCCGTACGCGCGGCTGATGGACGTCCCCGACCTGGAGGCCGGCGTCAAGCTGCTGAAGAAGATCGAGTGGTGCGGGCGGATCTCCCACCGCTCTGAAGAAGCGCAGACCGAGGACTCCTGGAGACGATTCATCGAAACCGTGGTTCTGGGCCACGGGGACTGGAGCATCGTGGAGCACGCCTCGGTTACCATCGACATGGTGGTGGACCGCGGCATTACCCACGAGTGGGTGCGGCACCGCTTGTGCGCTTTCACACAGGAAAGTACGCGTTTTGTCAACTACCAGAAGAAGATGCCCCCTAGCTTTATCACGCCTTTCAACGGGGAGCCAGACGAGGTAGCGAGAGAGGCCTCGTGGATATGTGGGATCGAGGACGCCGAGAAGTGGTACCAGAAGTTAATCAACGAGGGATGCGCTCCTCAGATTGCCCGCTCTGTCTTTCCCAACGCCCTTGCCAGCAGGATAATCACGACGACTAACCTCCGCAATCTTCGGCACATTATGATCATGCGGACGACCAAAGAAGCCCATCCGCAGATGCGACAGGTGACCATTCCACTACTGGCTGAACTGAAGGTAAAGATTCCGATACTGTTCGATGACATTGAGCCACTAACGAAACAGACGGCGGCTATGAGTAAGATGCGGTGAAGAATTGGGAACGGGAGTTTTTGAAGCTAGCTGGATTCATGCTGCTTGCCCGGTATCAGTTAGTGAATGGAATTTCTTGTACTTACGTCAAGGGGCATACGAGATCTGGCAAAGAGCCACTTTATACTCAGATGTCTTACTTGGGGTACAAGGATACCATAGCCGAGATGCACTTGATAACAATCGAAATGAGGATAAGCAAATGAAAGATCCGAATTTAGACTATTGCCCGCAGTGCCAGAGTCGAGAAGTCGGAACGGCTGGGAAACTTTGCTCGGTCTGCCAGCAACTTACTTTGAATGAGTTTCAAAAGCGTTGCATGGACACTGCCATATATCCTGACAAAGGAAGTAATCTCCCTTATACTGCGTTGGGGCTATGCGGAGAGAGCGGTGAGGTGGCGGAGAAAGTAAAGAAATTGCTCCGAGACTACGACGGACACCTGAACGAGGAACGGCGCTTGGCCATTTGCAAAGAACTGGGCGACGTGATGTGGTACGTGTCAGCGACAGTTTTCGAGCTCGGGATGACCCTTCAAGAGGTAGCCGACATCGCGCTGGAGAAATACGCTGGGAGAGTTTTACGAGGAACTCTTCACGGCGACGGAGATGACCGATGATATCCATCGCTGCTGAGATCAAGAAGATCGACGAACGGGAAGAACGGATTCGTCGGTACCTCGCGGAAGAAGCGCAAAAGAACGCCGAGTATCGTAGTGGCGGGAGTTGTCAAGACGGCAGCTGCGGGTGCTGCGACTACTGCACGGATGGAGGTTACTGATGGAGTTCACCGTCTGGTGCAGCGGCAAGTTCCGTCACGACTGGCCGCACTTCATCGAGTTCGTCCAGCAGGCCGCCAATCGCCTCGCCTTCGGGTACCCGCGCTACGAGGCCCCGCACGGCGGTCCGAGCAGGAGGATGAAGTACATGACGCGGATGCGGAAGGAGCTGGAGAAGTACGAGCGGACCGGCAACTCCGAGAACCTCCGCAACCTCTTCAACTACGCCTGGTTGGAGACCCGCGCTCCGGAGAACCCGCTGTTCCACTGGAACACGGCGGCGGAGAGTGCCACCCGGCCCCACGAGCGCAGCGACACCAGCACCTACCTCGGGCACAGCGGTTCCAGAATGCGGGAGCCGTTCTCGTACCGCCGGGAGGGGGACTGATGCGCGTCTCCGTCACGGTCACCAAGGAGTTAGAGGACTTCTGGGCCACGGAGGAGCAGTTCGCATCCATGTCCGACGCCCAGGTCATAGAGCTAATTCAAGAGGACGTAACGGCGCTCCTGGAGGGCGCGTCGTGGACGGTGACGCGCGAGTGAAGGATCTCGATGACCTCTGGGTGTTCCTCGCTGCCGACCAGTGCTTGCATCCGGACACCCTCATACAAACATTGAATGGGGCAGTAAAGATAAGCAGCTTAAGCGTCGGCACCCCCGTGCTTACTTACAGAGATGGAAGAATAAAATGGGGCGCAGTAACACGCATTAAGACGGTCCGTCCGAAAAAAGCGTATAAAGTAACGTTCGACAACGATGAGTCCGTCATCGCTTCCTATGATCACAGATGGCCCACTCTGGAAAAAGTACAAGCGAGAAAAACTTCCGGAGTTGTAGTCAAAACCACAGAAGAGTTACGGATCGGGGAACGGATGGTGCCTTGTCGCCCGGGATCTAACGGAGGAGGTTACAAGACGTGGTACTCCAGGTCTCATTTCATATATGACTACGAGCATCATTTGGTGGCCGAAGCTTATTTGGGACCTTGCCCAGAAGGGCATGAAGTTCATCATAAAGACGATGATCCTACCAACAACTCTCCGGGAAATTTAGAGTACAAGTTGAGGTACGATCATCGAGCGGAACACATGAGAGTCATCTACGCGAAACAAGATCATGCGGTCAGGATCAAGGCGCTTAGAGAAGGCGTTAAAAAGCGCCGTTCTTACAACGGGCGAGGGAACCCAAACAGCAAACTGTCTGATGAAGACATGCAGTTCCTACATCAGTTTGTATGCGTCGACAACTGGACAGCTTCAAAAGTAGCTGATCATTTCGGCCTTAGTTACGGGTACTCTAATCGGCTCGTAAAGAAAATAAAGCGCGGATTAAATCACAAGATCATCGCCATCGAACCGGCAGGAACTCAACCGATGTTCACGATAACGGTGGAGCCGGATCACAACTATGTTTTGGCTTGCGGCGTCGTCACGCAGAACAGTCAGATCGAGGTAAGGATGCTCGCGGAGATATCCGGGGACCGGCTCCTCATCTCCCAGTTCAACACGGGGCAGGACATCCACTGCCTCGTCGGGAACTCCCTCACGGGGTGGCCCGTGGAGAGGATCAAAGCCGAGAAGAACCTCCGCAAGATGGTGAAGAACATGCACTTTGGCGTCATCTTCGGCCTCGGCAGGGAGTCCCTCTACCCGTACGTGGTCGCCAAGATCAGGGCCATCGACGGGAAGAACGCCGACATGACCGGGATCACCTACAAGCGGCTCGTCAAGCTCTACGACAAGTACTTCAAGACGTACACGGGAGTCGCCGCGTTCATTCAGAAGATGCACGACCAGGCGGAAAATGAAGGATTCGTCGAGACGCTCTACGGGTTTCGCCGGGACATCAACAAGACCAACGAGCACGGGCGCAAGACTTTCTGGGCGAACCAAGCGGTTAACAGTCCGATTCAAGGCTCGGCGCATGGGTTAATCCTCATCGCGCTCGCCCTCCTGGAGATGAAGTCGCGGACTTACGGGCTTCTCCAAAAATGCTTGATGGAGATCCACGACGCGCTGGTCTTCCGAGTCCACTTGCGAGACCTCCCAGAAGCGTACAAGCAGTGCAAGCACCTCATGCAGGAGGGAGCAGCGGCCTACTCCGAGCGGGAGTTCGGGATCAAGCTCCACGTTCCGCTGATCGCCGAGGCGTCTGCGGGCTTCTGCATGGGGAGTTTGACGGACTACGAGGGCGGACCCGTCGAGGAGTTCTTGTCTCGATGGCGCGAGAAGCAGCGAGAGGTCGAGTTCAAGCGGTGGGAGGACTTGATGCCCGAAGCGATCGCCGAGTGATTCTGAAACCGTATAGTTAGATAGCCATGAAGAAACCGACGACGACCAACCAAGCGGCGAAGAGGACCAACGTGGAGGACTTGCTCAACCGCATCGACTTCTCCCCGGAGAACGTCGTGGACGCGGCCGCCCAGAACCCGGGGATGTTCGTGGACGCGATTCGGTACCGGGTCGAGACCATGGGCGCGCGGAGCGCGGCGAAGATGAGCTGGGAGCGCACGCAAGCGGAGCACGAGCTGCTGATCCGCAAGACGGCGAAAGACCTCGGGGAGAAGATGACGGAGGGAGCCATCGAGTCGCTCCTCCTGGTAGACGAGGACGTGACGGACGCCCGCCACGCGTTCGACGCCGCAGACGAGGCCGACGAGTTCGCCAAGCTCCTCGTGGAGGCGTTCAGGATGCGCAGGGACAGCTTGCAGGTGGTGGGGAACTTGATGAGGAGCGAGCTGTCTCTCCAGAGCGCGGTGGAGGCCGGGGCCGGGAAGCTGGCCGAGACCCGTCGCAAGCTGCGGGATCGGTTTCCGGGGAACTAGATGAGCGCGCTCTGGATGATCTTCGCCTGGCTGCTCGCGGCGCTGCTGGTCTCGTGCCTCGCCCTCGGCGTCGTCCGGGCGGGCATCAAGGCGTACTTCAAGGAGAAGCGCGCGCACCTGAAGGAGTTGATGGGCGCGCGCGACGCGGACGAGTAGAGTTCAATTTCAAACCAAAAAGTTCGACAAAGGAGAAATCGTTTATGGGCGACTGGAGAAGCGGCGCACGAGATCGCGTCAAACAAAAATCGGAGGGAACGAGCATCAAGATACTGGAGGGCAGCAATTGCCTCCGCGTCCTCCCGGACAAGAAGGACCTGACCCCGGAGGGCAAGGTCAACCCGAAGGGGATCGTGAACCCGCCCTATCGCGAGTTCCGCGTCCACCGGAACGTCGGACCCGACAAGGCGATGTGCGGCTGCGGGAAGGACATCGAGGGCAGGGGCAAGTGCTGGCTGTGCGACGTGAAGATTCCCGAACTGGAGGGCAGCGGGAGCTCAGCGAAGCGCGCCCAGGCCAACGAGATCCGGGCGGCGGAGCAGTTCGTCGTCCACGCATCCAAGTTCGACACCGACACGCAGAAGTTCGGCGGGCCGAAGCCGTGGTGGGTCTCCACCGGTAGCGGCATCCCCGGCAAGCAGGGGCAATCCCTGGCCGTCCGCGTCTACAGCAAGATCGCCAGCAGCAAGAAGGACTATGTGGACCCCGTCAAGGGTTACAACATCAACATCGAGCGCACCGGCCAGATGCTCCAGACCCGGTACACCGAGGTCGAGGGCGACGAGACCCCGAGCAAGGTGCCGGCGTCGGTCCTCGCGGCCGTGAAGGACCTCGACTCCGTCGTCCCCGCCTACGACGCGGAGGACCAGAAGAGCGCGTACTACGGACGGCCGAAGAAAGAGGACGCAGAGCGCGACGAGGCTCCTCGCCGCCGAGGCGCGAAGCCCGCGCCGGAAGACGAGCCGGAGCCTGAGGAGACAGAGGAGGAAGAGTCCGAGGCAGCCGAGGACGAGCCGGAGGAGGAAACCCCCGCCGACGAGGAGGAACCGGAGGAAGCTGAGGAAGAGGAACCGGCCGACGAGCCGGAGGAAGAACCCGAAGAGGAGGAGGTTGAAGAAGAAGTCGAGGAGGTCGAAGAGGAATCCGAGCCGGTGAGGCCCGCCCGCAAGACGGCTCCGGCTCCCGCCAAGAAGGTCGCGCCGCCTGCCAAGAAGGTTGCCGCGCCCGTCAAAAAACGCTAGACCAACGAAGGGGTCGCTGCTTCGGCGGCAGCCCCTTTTTCTTTTCGAGAAAATCAAAACTAATGGGAAAAGAACTAGACGCGATCCGGAAGAAACTGGGACACCTCGCGATGGCGTGGCGGCCTCGCGCGTACCTCGACACCGGTCTCCCCGACCTGAACCGCGTCATCGGACACGCTGATTTTGGCATCCCATACGGGACCATGATCGAGATCACGGGGATGGAGAGCCACGGGAAGACGGCCATCGCGCTGTCCTTGTCGGCGCTCGCGCAAGTCGGAGGAGCGCGCGTCGTGTGGGGAGACTTGGAGAACTCGTGGGACGAGAAGTGGGCGAGGGCTCGCGGGCTCAACCCCGACAAGGTGGAGCTCATTCAGCCGTACGTCGGACAGTTCAGCTACGTCGACAAGAAAACCGGGAAGACCCACCAAGAGAAGAGTCCACGACTCTCGACCGCACAGGAACTCTGCGCCGAGATCGAGGCCGTCATCAAGAGTCCGATTAGCAAGAAGATCGCCGCGAAGCAGATTGGGGTCATCGACTCCGTCGCGTCGCTGCTGACGGAGGGCGAGGGCGACGCCGGCATCGAGAACTCAAACATGCGCACTAACATGGACCTTCCGATGTTCGTCGGCCGACTGATGCGTCGATGGATGGCCTGCGCGCAGAGCTACAACACGACGTTCATCTTCATCAACCAGATGCGGCAAAAGCCGGGAGTGAAGATGGGTTCGCCTTGGTATAGTCCAGGCGGAAACGCTCCGCGCTTCTATTGCCAGGTCAGGCTCCGCGCGAAGCGAACGGGGTTCTGCAAGGACGGCGGAAAGAACGTCGGCATTCAGGGAATCTTGAAGGCGACGAAGAACAAGTGCGGCGGGGAGGAGGGGGCTGAGATCGGCTACCGCTTGCTCAAGGGCGTGCTGGAGTTCGTGCCTGCGAAGGACGTTGCGTACAAGAAGGACGGAGACGGGGGTGAGGAATGATGCAAATGATCCAACTTAACGACGGCCGAATCATGACCGTTCAAACCAAAAAAGATCACACGAGCTCGGAGGTATGGGTCAACCTTACCTTCATAAAAATCTTCGACGACGCCCGCGAGCCCAAGATCAAGATCATCTCCTTGCGAGCGGACGAGTTCAAGAAACTGCAAGGAATCGTCATCGAGGAAGATGCTTAAATGGCGAAGATACTTAGCCTCGCGTTGCGGCCTCGTTCCCTCTCAGCTCTCTGCGGGCAAGAGTCCACGGTCGCCGCCATCCGCAAGCAGATGGTATTCCGGCAGCCGGCCTCTTGGATGTTCACGGGACCCAGCGGATGTGGGAAGACAACCATCGCCAACATCTTGGCTATAACCTTTCAGTGCACTCACATGACCGTGTGGGGAGATCCGTGCGACGAGTGCTGGAAGCGCAAGCTGGAGTTCGCCATTCACGAAACCAATGCCAGCGATCAGACCGGCGTGGAAGATGTCAGGAAGATCGTCGAAATATCGCGCTACAAACCCATCGGCGAGGGCAAGCGCGTGATAATCCTCAACGAGTGCCAACGTCTTTCGGGGAACGCACAAGACTTGCTTCTCGACCCCACGGAGAAACCTCCAGCGCATCTCATTTGGATCTTTTGCACAACCGCGCCTCAGAAGATTTTGCCGACGCTTCGCAAGCGGTGCGTGACTTATCAGATGAAGCTCCTGGGCTTCGACGCCAGCGAGACGTTTCTGACCAGGCAAGCGGCGCGGGCTAAAATCACGCTTTCTCTGGCTCCGCTGTTCGAGCAGTGCCACCTGATGCAGATCGCCGCGCCGAGAGACCTCCTGATGGCGCTGGAGAAGTACGCGTCGGGGCTGTCTGCCGTGGAGGCCGTGGCGGGAACCGATGAATCTGGAATCGACTCCCTACGGGTCTGCAAGGCGATGACTTCCGGGCAATGGAAGACCGTCGCGGCCGCCCTCAAGAACGCATCGTCGGATCAGGCTAGGTGGATACGCGCGTCGTGCTCCGGTTGGCTTCGAGGGGTCTTGGAGCGCGAAGGAACTGGCTCGGGAGGAGATCGTGCGGCGACCTCGCTCCTGGAACTCTGCGCACCGCCGCTGGAAGATTCGACGATGATGGTGTGGTTGTGGGCCGTTTTGTGGAAGGTAACTAAACGATATCAAGGAGTAGGAAGATGATTTGCTTTTGGAGGCATACCTGGGGAGCTTGGTCAATCAAAGAGGAAGGTACCATTACCAGAGTCGATGAAGACGGAATAAAGCGAGTGAAGGGTAACTACATTATTCAGCACAGAACTTGTGTGTTGTGTGGTTTTATCGAGTATCATCGAGATACTTTTGGGATATATGACTCACTCTGAACTCGTTCAACACGCGGCCAAGTGGCTCCGGTCAAGGGATTACGTGGTCTTCACCGAGTTCTCTACCGAGGTCGGTGAGATCCCTGACGCCATCGGGTTCAAGGGCGAGCGCTCCTGCGTGATCGAGTGCAAGGCCACCGTTCTGGACTTCAAATCTGACGCTCGAAAATATTTTCGACAAAATCCGATTTCGGGGATGGGCCAGCGGCGGTACTTCATGACCCCTAAGGGCTTGCTCTCCCGACTGGACGTTCCCGCATGGTGGGGGCTGTTGGAGGTCGGGGCCGACGTGCGGGTGACCAAGGTGTCTCGTGGGGTTGTCGAGTGGAACTCGTTGGCCGAGAGGTCTTTCCTGACCTCCATGCTTCGTCGTGCCGAGATCAGGGTGGAGGCCGGCAACTTGGCGCCGTCGCTGGACCGCTGGCTGAAGTACGACAACCGCCCACCAAGGAAACGAAGATGACTTTGAAAGAGATAAGGCGGCCAATGAAGCAACTAAAGACGCAGAAGATCACGGAGTGTACCTCGATTCGTCAAAGAAGTCGAAGAGCTTAAAGGTGAAGTACAAATGAACACTCCGGCTCACAGTTTCCCCACCGCCAAGGTCTCCGGGCGTAACTCCCGCTTCCTCCTGCTCAACGCGGAAGCGGTGAAGCTACTACGGCAGAACGGAGCCAACAAGGTCGCAATATTGGAAGAACCTGGTACTGGGATCATCTCGCTCAAGCCGCTAGAGATCCCCAACTGCGTCGCGGTCGTGAGCCTGCACGAGCAGAGCGAGAGCTGCTGGCAACCTCGCGTTACCTTCTCGCACCGGAGCGCACTGTACGATGACGGTGCCGCTCACCAGTGCGTTTGGGATGACGCCAACGGGCAGCTCATCGTATCCCCAGCAGCGTTGCCAAAGAGAATCCCCAAGAGGAAATGAATATACACTACTCCGAATGGCTAGTCAAAGAACTCCTTCACACCCCGCGACGGAAGTGGAGGACGCTCATCGAACAGCGGGTAATCGAAGCATGCTCTACCGTCACTTGCTCCTATTGCGGGCATGTCACCGACTGCGCGGGCATGAGCGTGGACGCCAGGAACGCAGCTCTGCTGAAGCACATCGTCCAATGCGAGAAGCGGCCGGAGATAAAGATGCTCAAGATTTGCTTTGCGGCGGCGGAGGCAGTTGAGAAGTTCCTATATGCTCCAAACCTTGAGGATTTGCGATTCTCACCGGAAACCATGAATCATTGGAAAGATCTCTGCGAGAAGATGGCCGACCTCGCCGAGGCGCTTAGTGGATTGAAAATCGAGGAATAAACCTTTGCGAATACTCTTCACAGGCGATTTCCAGGCGCGCGTCGACAACCTCCTGAAGTGCCAGCAAGTCGTCGATCAGATCGTCGCGAAGTTGAATTCTTGGAAGAACGAGCGGAAAGCCGTGGTCTTCCTCGGAGACGCAAAAGATACGCAGAGCGCTTTGGTAGATCAGCGAGTCACCAACTTTTTGATCGAGATGGTCCAGCGAATATCGGCCGAAGCCGACTTCTATTTCGTCCGCGGGAACCACGATAGCATTGGCGTACACGATGGGACTCCCTCCTGCATTCCAGTGGTGGAGATATCGGGGAAAGAGAACTCCTATGTACGAATAGCCGACGACGACTGGCAGCGGTCCGGTCTTGGATTCCCCGGTGGCCTCATCTGGATGGTTCCTTACTTTCGAGACCCCGTGCGGCAGAAGAAAGCGTTCGCGGAAGCTGCCGCCGATGCCAGATCCCACAAACTTGTCGAAGGCGGCAAACCTAGCGTCAAGATCCTTGCCTTCCACAACGAAGTCACCGGCTGCGAGCGCAACGCATATTCCAAGGGAACCGGCTTGACGCTAGATGAAGTCGGAACCGACACCTACGACCTCTGCGTCTCGGGCCACATTCACCGCCCTCAAATCGTTTTTAAGCCCTCCGCCAGTCCGGGGAGTAGGAAAGCCCCAGCCGACGGCCAGAAACGCGTCCTAGGGGCTCTAAACGCGCAAGAAAGGGCATCCTATGGCTTCTCCGGGGCAGTCATTTACCCTGGATCGCCCTTTTCGACCTCATGGGGAGAAGTCAACGAGGTGAAGGAGCTGATGGTCGCGTCCATCAATGAGAAGGCTGCCGCCGCCAAGATTCAGCTCTCATGGGTTCCATCGGTCGTGCCCGGACTGTTCGATCCAGACGCCCCCAACTTCTTCGTTCCGAAAACCGGGTGGAAGGGAACTCGCGTCCGAGTGCGGGTTCCGATCGTCTCTGACCAGGTGATGGAACTAAAGGCTGCTCGCGCCCGGCTGGAGAAGAAGTACGAGGGGGCCGACCTCGTCCTCGTCCCCGAGATTCAACGCGCCGCGGCCGTCGAACAGGTCGACATCAAGGGCGGAGACGCGGCGATACTCCGGCGGTACTTGGAGAAAGTCGAGCTCCCGGAAGAGACGACCATCGAGCAGATGGAAGCGTTCATCCGCAAGCACCTGCCGTCGGGGGGCGGGGTCGGGCTCCAAGGCATCACGCTGGGAAAAGTTTCCGCGGCCAACGTCCTCTGCTTCGAGAAAGCTGAGCTGGATTTCGACCAGCGAGGGCTGACTCTCGTCACGGGAACTAATCATGATTGGCCGGGCAGCAACGGCGCGGGAAAATCGAGTTTGACGACGTTGCCCTTTTTGGCGCTGTTCGGTCGTACGTTCAAGGGGCAGACCTTCGATGGGTGGGCGCGGCAGGGAACCGAGGCAGCCGCCAAGGTAGAGACCCATCTCACGTTGGCCGGCGGAAGAAAGCTCCGGGTCGTGAGGGGCCGCCGACCGAACAACTTTCGCGCTTACCTCGACGACAAAGAGATCTCGATGGGGGACGCCAACGCGACGCAGGCAGCAGTCGAGAGATTGACCGGGTTAACCTGGAGCGTGCTGACCAACGCCGTATACGTCGGGCAGCGGGACATTGGGTCTGTATTCGGCACCGACAAGGAGCGCAAGGAGCTGTTCTCGCGACTGCTCGGCCTAGAACGGTTCATCGAGGCCGAGGCCAAGATCCGCAAGGCGTTGCTGAGGTGCAAGCGAGCGGTGGAGGAAGTGGAGATGGATGTCTCCTACTCTGACTCTGCTCTTATCGAAGCGTCATCGGGAACTCTGGAGATAGTAGAGGCATTGGCCTCCTCTGCTAAAGTTTCACCGAAGGACATCACGAGTAAAGAGCGCGAGATGCTGGAGCAGGCCACGGCCAAGAACAACGCGCAGAAGGCCATCGACAGCATCGGCGCTTGGATGGACGAGAATCAGAAGGCGTTCGAGAAGTTGCTGTTCAAGGCCACGGACTTGGAAGTTCGCATGAACCACCTGATCGACCGCCGGAAGGAACTGTCGGGGCTCCAAGGAGACTGCCCCACGTGCGGAACTCGCGTGGACGTAGCGCGGTTGGAGAAGAACGTCAAGCAGCTGTCTACTCAGATCGACGCGCTGGAATTAGAACTGGAAAGTTACGACGCGAAGAAAGACACCAACCGAGATGAACGCCAGGCGAAGTCCGAGCAACGGCACATGCGGCAGAGGGAGTGGGAGACGGCGGTAAAGAAGCACTCCGCGTTGATGACCGAGTGGAATCAGTTACGGGAGCAACTGGATTCCCGCCAGCGACTGGAAGGCATTTTGAACTCCAAGCAGGCGCGAGTCAAGACCCTACAACGGACCAAGAGCGTTCACGAGCGGGCGCGACTGGCTTGCATCTACGAGCAGCGGTTCGTCGAGGCTTGCTTGTCTGCCGTCGGGAGGGATGGCCTGCCTGCGTTCCTGGCCTCGGCGACGGCTCCCGCCCTGAACTCTGCCGCCCAGAGGTACTCGGAGATCTTCTCCGACGGCAAGATCGGGGTCTCGTTTGAGATGTCCGGCGGGGAGATAGACTTGCCCAAGATCCACAACGAGGGTGGTGGCGAGAGCTTCCGGGATCAGAGCGCGGGGGAAAGCCGAATGGCGGCAATCATCACGGTCTTCGCGTTCATGGATACGATGTCGCCCGCGAACGCCCTGATTTTGGACGAGCCAGCGGAAGGATTGGACTCTGTCAATGCGGCTGCCTTCGCAAAGGGGTTGTCAAAGGTGACAGATAGGTTTAAGCACTGCGTTTTGATTTCACACAATCCGTATATTCTAGGTGAGGTCTCTCCGGACCGAGAGTGGCAGGTAGAGAAGCGAAACGGGATAGCGACAGTGAAGGAGATTTGATTATGAGCAGCTGCACTGGAAAGTGCTGTGAAGACTTCTGTGTTGGAACCTCCCGTTTCAAAGACTTGGAAGATCTTGCAACACAGTCTCCGTTGTCGGAAATACCTGACATCGTAGAAATGCTCATAGTCATCGATCATCGAGAAGATCATGATCGCTACACCTGCCGTCACTGGAATCCACAAACGCATTTATGCATGATTTACGATACGCGACCTGATATGTGTCGGCAATATCCTTACGAGGGGACTTGCGAACACTGCCAACTAAAGTTGAACCAACTATGAAACTGATCAAAGGTGATCTCTGGAAGTTCCGCGACCAGCCCGATCTTGGACGACCGCTTCATCGTCGTGGAGTATGATCCGGACGAGACCGTATAATTAAAACAGGAAAATTATGGCCAATGCGATACAAGTTGCCGCTCTCTGGTGGGCAGATAAGCTACAGCGTGATCGGGCAACTCAAGAGAGATTTGCCAAAGCACTGGAATCAGCAATCATAAAGGCGTTTGAGGAGGAGGAGAATACTTACTTACGTCCTCGCCCAGAAGTCTGCGTCAAGACCGATTACGACCCACAAGATCTGCTTTGGGGAGCGTTGGAGGCCGCAGGAGTAGAGATGCCAAAGACCGCCTGCAATACTTGTCGAGAACTCCTTCCCTATAAAACTTGTATGTGGGTAGGAAAGGATCACGTCAACGTCTCATATGGCAGAGGTGCACCGTTCGAAGATTTGCCTATTCCGCAAGAGGATGAGAGATGAACAGACGACCCATGCCCGTCGAGCGGGATTCCATCACTCGCAAGCTGCACATCAAGCGCTCACCTCCAGAGAAGGATTTGGAAGGCTATATCACCGTAGGTCTTTACCAAGACAAGACTCCCGGCGAGGTCTTCCTGACATTCGATCATGCTGGGTCTTTCGAGCGCGGCCTGTGCCACGCGCTGGCGCTGGTCATTTCTTTAGCCTTTCAGCGTGGGGTTCCAATACAAGAGATTGCCAGCAAGCTGACAGGGCTCAAGTTCGAGCCTGCAGGTTTCACAGGCAAGCCGGACATCCCGAGCGTACACAGCATCGCGGATTACATCGGTCAGTGGCTCACACTAAAATTTGGAGACAAGAAATGAGTAACTACCAAAAGGTAATGGCATTCATCAACAACCATGTACTCGATACTGGGTATGCGGTCCGGTACCAAGCAGCATTGGTCGCATTGGAAGAGATGCGGCGGGACGTGGAGCAGTTTGATTGGCTGCTGGCGCACCAACCGTGGCGTTCCGTCGTCACGAGAGAAAGATTGGATGTATGGATGAAACTGGAAGGAGGTGATGCCCCATGCCCGACAAATGTCAACCATTCGCCGGGATGTAACGATGCCCCGGCGGCACAGCAGGACGCTGCCGGGGCATCTGTCTCCTACGAGTGTGCCAAAGGAGAAGGAGATGATAATGCCGTGGTGGATGTGGGTAATAGCGGGATTCATGGACCTGTTGACGATATATCTGTGGTCATTGATCGTGTGGAACTGGGACCTCAAAGCCAAATGGCGATGGCTGCCGTAGTGCATCCCCCCGAGTGCGCTGTGAGGATGGCTGCCGGGGCGTCTGATGAATACGCCTATGAGACCGCGACAGATGCGGAGCACGCGGTAGGCATCGCAGCGGCGAAGCAACTTGTGCCATCGGTGAATGCTCCCGAATGTGCCGTCAGGAAGGCGCTGGAAGACTCGTGGGAATGGTTTCACGGTGTGGACGCGCGGGAAGAGTTTCAATTGGCACAACAGCGTGATGTTGCTCTCGCCACCTCCTGCCCCTGCCAGCCTGTTGTCCACGAAGGCAGTGCGGCTTACGCGCTGACCATGACAGCAGAGCGCGATGAAGCCCTTCGGCAACTCGTAAACCGGGATGCTCAGAAGCTCATGCTGCGAGTGAATTTGGACGCCTTGGCTAGCGCCATCATGCCCCACAGGCAGTTCCACGGGACCGGAGACTATCCAATCCCGGAATTGGTAAAGGCTGTGGAGGAATTGCGGGTGGAGAACGAGCGGCTGAAGGCAGATAAACTACATGAGCACTCAGACATGATGAGGGAGATGTTATTCACTTTCTGGGAAGGACACCCAGAAGTAGAGATTGTTCAACTCCGTGCTGACCTCGCCGCCGAGAAGGCCGCACGGGAAGTGCTGATCGAAGACAACGCGCGACTGCGGAAAGATATGGACGCGCTGAATTCTGCTCGGGAGAAGGCGGAGGCGGCACTCGCGGAGGCGGTAGATATCATCCAAGGTTACATGGATGGCCCACAGTCGTGGGGGGAGCTAAACCGACGCCTGGACCGTGCCGCCACCTTCGTGGCCGCGCACAGGGAGTCCAAAGATGCCGCTTAAGCACTACTACCCACTAGTTTGTGGGATCGCCGCTGGAGTTGTGCTGATGGATGGATTTGGCCGAGACGTGCTATTCCCGGCACTACCAATCGCACTCGTATTGGGAGTGATGGGATTTGTGCAGGCCAACTCAAATGATGCCGCAGATGTGGCCGCGCACAAGGAGACTGGCAAGTGAAATTGCACATTGGGATCGACTGTGGCTGCACCGGGGCTGTCGCCGCTCTCGATACGAAAGGTCGGATCGTCTCCCTCCAAGACATCCCCACAGTCGTCGTCAAGACTGGCAAGAAAAGCCGCACCGCCTACTGCGACGGGCCGATGGCGACGCTAATAGAAGCGATCGTCAAGTCCGCCGGAGGTGATGTCCAAGTCACCATCGAGAACCTTCACGCGATGCCCCGCACCGGGAGCGTCGGCGGGTTTTCTCAGGGCATGGGCCTGGGTCTCTGGCTTGGCATCCTCGCCGTGCTCCGCGTCCCGGTTACGCGAGTCGAGCCCGCGCGGTGGAAGAAGGACTTGCTCATTCCTGCTGGGGCCGACAAGAACGCCTCCATCGTCCGGGCGCTCCAGCTGTTCCCATCCTGCGCGGATCTGGACCGAAAACGAGATCATAACAGGGCAGAAGCGCTCCTGATAGCGGAGTGGGGCCGCCGATTCTCTCAACGGACTTAAACCAAAGGTTTGAGTTTTCACATGGATCGAGAACTTGTTAAAAATCAACGATCTCGGAGTCAGAACTTGACGGAACGGTTCACCCGGCCTCCTGCGGAGCCCCAGGATGGATCGCGGCGGCGCGCCTAACCGTTTCCTATGGGATTCCCTCGGAGACGCCTCCTGGAGGTCCGCATGACTCGCGCCGCGCCATCTATATATACGCGGTTTCCGCGCCGCCCTCCGGCCTTTGGTCTCCCGGAAAATAATCTGAAAATAATTCAAAAAACTTGTGTACTTTCCACAAAAACGAGTATATATTAAAGAAGTAAGGCAGCACGGAGTAATCAAAAAGACCGGCGGGCGGAAAGCGGCGATAGCAAGCGGCTTGAAACCTCGGGTGGAACACCCGGTGGCAGGTGAAGCAGGAACGTCGAGACGATGTTCGCTACAGATCTTCACGTCACCAACGCCGGCCTCAAGCGTCTCCAAGAGATTTTTGAAATCTGAATAGTTCCCACGGTAAACCTAAACCCCCGTCATCACAGGAACCCACGGTCCACGCCGGGGCGGCAATGCGCCGCCAACGTAAGACTCCAGCTTTATCCACCACGGATTGGAGATTCTCAACCGGCACTCGTCAACGCACGAGTCGAATGGCATAGAGCTTGGCATGGCGTTACGTAAGGTGATTAGGTTATCCACAAGAACGGCGAAGGCCACCCGAGATTGAAACGGGGATCCCACGGCCCGATGACGCAAAAAACAAATCGAAACAACACCAAACGAAATCAGGGCGCAGCCGCTAATCGCCGCTGTCGCCCGTCGAACGTGCCGACGCCGCATCCGTAGTTGCGGGGGAAGAAAACGGGCGGGACAGATTTTCAAGGAGAGCAAACGTATGAGTACAGCAACAACAGCGAAAGCAACGTATACTCAGCTCCGCGACGGATCGTGGGGCATTCGAGCGGCCGGCAAACTTTCGGCGGGAGCTTCCGTCACAGTCACGAAGCGGGATGGAACATCCAAGACAGAAACCATCAGCAAGGTCCTCTGGACCGGAACCGACAGCAAGAGCGGGCAGACCGTCAGTCTCTGCTCCATCGCGCGGACGGCATCAGCATTCTCTTACTCGGGGCGTCGCCGATACCGCAACGATGATGACCAATGCACGTGCCCGCAGTGCAGCTCCGGCAGCGAGTGCCTCTGCATCTACGGGCGCGGCTGACGGCGCAGAGGACAAGGCTTCGGCCCTGTAATGCGGCTGGACGGTTCCAAGCCCGTCCGCATTATCTATTTTCAAGGAGAGCAAACCAAATGAAACTCGATTCGACAATGACATTCAGCGGCAACGCGGGCCTTACCATCCGCAAGACCGAACTGCAACCCACCAGCAGCGTCCTCAAGAAACTCACGGGCGTGTATGAAGAGTTTGCCAAGATGGTTTTCTGCTTCGACGTGTCCGGCAGCATGAGCGAGCGGATCGCCGCCGACAAGAACAAGAAGGGCTTCGCCGACCAGTACCTCTGGACGCCCGAGAGGCTGGCAAGCATCCGCGCGAAAGTCGCCGACGCCATCGCGGTAGTGATGAGCGGCCAAGACCTCGGGTGGGAACAGCAGGAAATCATCAAGATGATCGACCCCTTGGTTCCCGGCATGCCGCCAACCTTCACGGTCACAGACGAGGAGATCAAGACCCGCGTCATCCAGCACGACCTGATCGGCAGCTTCCACGTCGCGATCGACTGGAGCAAGCCGCACATGCAGCCGCCCTCCCGCATCGAGCTGGTCGCCAAGCTCGCCAAGCAGGAGATCGAAGCACGCTTCGCCAAGTTCCCACAGTCTTCCCTTGCGGTGATCGCCTTCGGGGCTGGCGCAAAGGTTGTCTTCGACTCGGGCACGGCGGACGAGGTCCGCGCAGTGGTTGACCGAATCCAGGTCGGCATGGACAGCGTCAACTCCGGCGGGACAGACATCATGGCGTCTATCCGTGCAGGCGTCGAGTGCTGCCGCAAGCACCCCAGTTCGGTTGGCCTTCATCACTTTATTGTCGTCTCTGACGGCGGTGACAGCGGCACGAACGTCCTCCCCGAATGGGTGCCGGTGCTCAAGCAGTCCGGCATCATCCTCGACTACATCCACATCGGCGACGAGAACCCCAACGACGCGTTGAAGGCGGCTTGCGCGGCGCTCGGCGGGGAGTGCGTTGTGGTTAACACGGAAGCCGCGTTCGAGACGAAGTTCGTCGAGGCAGTGCACAGATTGTGCCTTCCCCCGGCATCGGTCTAGCAGAGAGCGGAACGTCGAGAGACGTGCCGTAATGCGGCAAGCGAGGTCTCAAGCCCCTCGCACAAAGGAGAGCAAACCCATGGCACGAAGAAACTACGGACGGCGAAGCACCTACGCCGGATATGCGCCCCCGGCGGCCATCGTCGCGGCGGTCCCCACGCTGAACCTTGCCGGCCTGACGGCAGCATACGAGTGGATGTCGGTCGACCGGCTAACCAGCCTGAAGCTGGCGCACGAGTGGTACGCGGAGGCAATCTGCCCGGCCAACGGCCCCAGCCCACTGCTCTACCAAGCGGCGCTCAACCCCGCACAGCAGAAGTCCTACGACATGGCCGTAAAGGTCAAGGGCGTCGGCGACTCGACCCCGTATCCGCAGGAGAAGGCCACGTTCTTGGAGAAGGCCATCCGCCTCTACGAGCAGATCTGGAGCGGCAAGAGCCTACCGAAAGTAGATGATGCGGTTGCTCCCGGGCAAAACGTCACCAACGTCCAACGGGTCCTCGCCAACTTCAACGACGCTTTCAAAAGCTTCGGCGTTAACTTCCGGATGACGTTCAACGCCGACCGTGAGTTCCTGGAGGGTGAAATCCTGGTGCCTCGCACGGAGCTCAACCTGATGGTCGGCGAACCTCCGCTGAAGACCATCTTGGCCGAGGCCACCACCGTCGCACGATTTGTGTCCATCGCGACGGACGTCAACGGTGAGCAGGCATTCGACGGCAACAAGTTCATGGAGACCCTCCCGAACGTGCTCAATGCGGTCTACGCGTGGGCGGCCGGGTCGGATAAAGTCATGAAGCCTGTCGGCAAGCCGGTGGCCGCCGCCGGAGCGAAGGCCTCGCGCGCCTCTGGGAACCGCGCCGCCCGCGTGGCCCCCAACGGGGCGCTCCCGCGAGACAAGGGAGCCGCCGCCCTCGCGCTGATGCGGCAACCCGGCGGCGCGACCGTCAACTCGCTGCTCGCCGCGACCGGCTGGACGCTCGGATCCCTCCAGAGCTTCGTGTCCAACACCCGCAAGAAAGGCATCGTCATCAACGCCTCCAACGCAGGTGGCGCGAAGACGTACTCCGCCTGAGAATCGAGAGGGGTCCGAAAGGCCCCTCTCTCCTAACGCACCGACGCCTCGTCCAAAGCCGAGGGTGAGAGAAGACGGATGGGGAAGGAGGACGATGACCCACAAGGCCTGCTCGATGCAGGGGTGCCCGAACGCCGTCGGAGCGGTTCCGTACAAGCTCTTCAAGAGCGACCTCGAGTTCTGCTCCCGGAAGTGCATCAACGACTTCGTCGACGCGAAGGACGGGAAGAAGGGGAGCTCCGTACGCGAGTGCTGCGTCTGCGAGCACCTCGTCAGGCTGGACGGCGCGATGCGCACGCGGGACGGCCGCGTGTACCACGCCGCGTGCGAAATCCTCGCCGAGGAGACGAAGATGGAAGTGACCGCCGAAGATTTTGGAACCTCGGGCATCGCCCGAAAGTTCTGCGACCGCCGCGGATGCGGTAAGCAAGTGACCCTCTGCTGGAGAGGCAGGAGCGGTGAGTACTGCTCCAACCAGTGCTTGAAAATTTCTGAAAAAGGACAAATCAAAATGGATTCCAACGCCGAAGTTAACACCCCCGTGAACGCCGCTCCGCCGATCGCCGCCGGAGCCTCTAAGAAGACCGCCGCAAAGAAGGCGGCCAAACCCGCGCCTACCGCAAAAAAGGCAGCCCCGCCCGCGAAGAAGACCGCCAAAGCCGCCCCGAAGGCCGCGAAGAAGGCCGGTGGTGGAGCCGCCGCCCTCGCGCTGATGTCGCGGAAGACCGGCGCGACTATCGAGGAGATCGCCGCCGCGGGCGGGTGGACGGTCCCCAGCGCGCAGAGCTTCGTGTCCAACTCCCGCGCGAAGGGCGTGAAGATCGACGCCGTCAAGAACAAGGCTGGCGAGCGGCGCTACGTCGCCCACGAGTAAGCCGAACCAAGGGGACGGGCAGGGTCAGCCTCCCGTTCCCCATATTCCTTTTGAACGCGCCGTACGTCCGGTCCAAAGTCCGGAGGGCAGAAAGCGGATGGAAAAGGAGAGCAAACCTTATGACCGCAACATACACCAAACTGAAGAGCGGAGACTGGGGCATCCGCGTGACATTCAACTCACCGAGCAGCGTGGCCGTCGGCACGACCGTTATCGTCTCCAAGCGGAGCGGAGAGACAAAGAGCGAGATCGTGGAGCGGGTCCTCTGGCACGACGCGACCACTTTCATCTGCGCGGTGAAGCCCTCGGCGCGTCCCGCATCTTCCAAGCGTCACTATCGGGATGATGACCAGTGCACCTGCCCGGCTTGCAGTTCGGGCAGCGAGTGCCTCTGCATTCACGGGAGGGGTTAGATGGGATTGATAACACGATCCGAAGCTTCCCATCGCCTCAAGATCATCGCCTCACACCTGTCTTGTGCGATCACCGCTGCGCGCGAGGGTGAATGGGAGAACTGCTCCAACGCCGCCGTCGAGGTCTCCGATCTCCTCGACGCGATCCGCCCGCATCTGGCCGAGGCCGCCGAGGCCTTCCCCAAGCCTCCGGTCGGTAGTCTGAAGTACAACCCCCCGGTGCCGGACAAGGCGGACCACGCCTTCGGGTACAGCGGGAGCGCGAGCACGCGGAGCAAAAAGGTCGACCCGAACGGCATCTACTGGGACATGACCAACGGCAAACCGCCCGCACCCATCGTCAATGGCAACAAGCCTCCAGCTCCCATCAAGTTCAACCCGCCCAGCAAGAAGTTCTCCGCATCTCTACCAGAAAAATGCAAATGCGGATGTAACTATCCGGATCATTGGAAGGACTTGGCTCACGCTAAAGACCCCGCGCGGCAATCATCCATCATCGTCACTCCCGCCCCCGCCGTACGCATGTTGGATGAGACGCGGACCTTCGACCTCTCGCTGATGAGCGTCGGGGAGCCGGAGCATTTCAAGCGCATCCAGGAGGACATCAAGGCAGGCCATACGCCGACGGAGACCAACTGGGAGATGACGGAGGCCTTCGAGCGCCTCTCCCCGGAGAGCAAGGCCAAGATCATTCGCAGGTACCGCGAGACGGGACAACCCGTAACACTCAGCGACTAACCACAGGAGGTGATGCGTAGGGCGGGCGAGCGGCTCGTCCTACTGTAATGCGGCCAACGGCGGTCACAAGCCCGCGCATAACGCAGAGTGGAAATCAAAAAGGAGAGCAAACCAATGATCCGCTACCAAGTCCAGATGCGCAAGCCCGGCACCATCCTCCCCGTGGGTCTTTGCGAGAAAGTGGTCGCCAACACCGGGACCAAGGCCGAGCTGGTCCTCTACGTCCGCCGTGACAACCAAGTGGCGTTCGAGAAGATGGCCGACGGGCATCCGGACGTCCTCAGCTACAGCGCCCGCCCGCTGGACCTGGAAGGGTGCCTCGCCGAGGGTGTCCCGATGAAGACCGCGAGACCGTAAAATTAAAGGAGAAAAAACATGATGGCACTTGGATTGGCGATGTACGCGCTGGTCTGCCTCGCGCTGGCAGACAAGAGAGCGGCGGTGGTCAGGTGTCGCGTGAGCCAAAAGCGGATGGCGCTGGCGCTCGCAAAATGGCTTCCGGCAGCGGGCACGGGTTGCGACCGCGTCGTCGTGTCGGGATTTCGCGGCTTGCCGGAACGGACAAACGCCTCAGGAGCGATCCGAGCTGCTGAGGGGGTATAATCCCCCAGGAAGCGTCCTCCGACGCTTCCTAGCGAGTTCTAGGAACCTTTAAGGGGCATCCTAGCGGGGTATCCAATCCCCGTAATGCGGCTTCCGAAGGATGATCCCCCAAGGCATCCAACGGGAACGGTCACAAGCCCGATAACGCAGAGTGAAACGGTCGGGAGGGGTTCGGCGCTCTCCTTGCTCCTCCCGACCGCACAAAAACAAACCAGGGAGAGCGCATGAAGGAGACCAAATGAAGATCAACATTTTGACCGTGGGGCAACGCGTAAAAGTTCTCAGCGGAAAGCACGAAGGTCGCTTGACCGGGGTCGTCCGCCGGATTCGGTGGATGGCTGGTTACGCGCCGGACGGGTCGCTCTACTCCCACTACGCGTATGACGTTCGATTCCCGCACTCGGCTCCGCTGAGGCAGGGGCGTTATCAGTCTCAACGCCTGGAGGTTTGCTGATGCTGAAAATCGAGCTGTTCGTCTATATTACAGAGTCCGCGGAGCCGGTCGAGCGGCAAGAAGCCGCCCGCCTGCTCCAGATGGCAGCCGATCACGTGAAAGCCGGAGACTCCCTGCCAGACGCCATTGGGAGCCCGAAGGGGATTGTTCACCTAAGGATGCGGAGGGAGCCGTGATCAAGCTGCTGGAGTCCCTGTTCGGTTGCCTCCACCAGCGGATGACGTTCCCTCAGTCTCTGCGCCGGGTGGGAAACCTCAACTGCTTTCAGCGCCGGGGGCCGACTCACGTGACCTGCCTCGGCTGTGGCGCGGAGTGGGAATTTAATTGGGAGAAACTTAAACGTGGCAAACAAATTGATCATCGCAGTAGGTACGCGGTTCGGGAAACTGACAATTCGCAAATGCCTTGGAGTAGTCAAGGGGAGGACCACCTTCCGCTGTAAATGTGATTGCGGCAGGAAGATTGATCAGTCTGGCACGGAGCTGAAGCGAGGGAAATCCATCCAGTGCCATCAGTGCGTGATATCCCAGATGGGAATCAGTCATATAAAACACGGAGGATGCGTCACGGAAGTTAGTACCGAATACAAAAGTTGGACTGCTATGCGCTCACGATGCTATGACCCTAAAAACATTGCATACGACCGCTATGGAGGAAGTGGAAAAACAGTGTTCGGTTCGTGGCGAAAAGACTTCGGAAAATTCTTATCTTACATGGGGCGAAAACCTACTCCGCAGCACACAATTGATCTCTGGCCGAACAGAAACGGAAATTATGAGCCCGGTAATGTTCGATGGGCGAACCGAAGTGAGCAGATGGAGAATCGAGGGATTACCCGTTTCGTTACTGCCAATGGAGAAACAAAAACATGCGCCGAATGGGCACGTATCAAGGGCATCGACATACACAAAATTTATGGACGCTTGAAACGCGGTTGGACTCAAGAAGATGCGGTCAATCTACCTACTGGCACCTTTTGCATGCCTACTGGAACAGCTTCTCCTAACTACGGAAAAAAGAAACGGGCGGACATGAAGGCCGGTCGTCGGATCGTCACCCCGGCCATCAACCCCATCGAGAGTGTGACCGTCAAGGAGGAACAAGCATGAAGAAAATTGAGCACCCACTTTACTTCCTCAAATGCTTCATCTGTTTTGACCAAGGTCACGTCGAACGGGCGACCAAGATCTGCTCTTTGCACAGCAAGCCCGTCTGCCCGAAGCACGCCAAAGGGTGCGAGGAAGACGGTCACCGGGCAGGAGACTTGGAGGACCAATGAAGACCGGAATCCCTGGAATGTCGTTCAGTTGGCGGCGCGTCGTCGGTATCAGTGCGCTGAAGGGCAAGATATCCCGCCGAATCGGTGTCCCGCTAACGCGCTCGGGCCGCGAGCGGAAGGCAGGCAGGGTTGTTCTCAGCTTATTCGGGAGGTTGTTTAGATGAGCAATCTTTTTCACTACGCGGCAGCGCCCTTGGAACTAGCCCAGCGATCTTACTCGCAAAAAGATAGTTTCAAACCACGTGGATTCTGGATCTCCGTTGAAGATGACTGGAAGCGATGGTGTGTCGACTTCATTCGGGACGAACCCAGCGGAAACTATCTGTATTACATAGACTGGTCCAAGGTCGCCGCCAAGCACCAAGGCATCATCATCGCGCCTTACTGTTATGCGCGGCGGTTGACTTACCACACTGCTTGGTACTACGGGTGGGATTGCGCGTCCGGCTGCATCTGGGATTTGAAAGCCATTCAATCCGTGGAAGTCGCTCAGGAGGCATGTGCATGAGCGTGGACCACTTCTCCCGTGCCCAGTTCGAGGCCGCGCTGCCGTGCCTCAAGGGGACCCGCACGCCGCTGTGGGGCTATACGGGACTGATCAGCGGGGAGCACCAATACTACCTCCCGGTCAAGCCCGGAGTCATCATCGTCATCCGCTCCTCGGTCGGAGCCGACGGCCACTCCGCCGAAGCCGCCAAGGATTCCATCCGATGCTGGTTGGCGGACCCGCAGGGCAAGCCCCTCGGTTCGAAGTACGGGCGCTGGGTGACGCGCGTCGGCGGATGGGAGCGGCGGTTGACCGACGTGCTCCGCGCCCTCTGGACCTTCGGGCGCAAGCTGGTAAACTGCCCCAAGTGCCAGCACCAGATGAAGGCGTTCAAGACCGGCGGCGGACCGAACGAGGGCCGCTGGTACATGAAGTGCACCGAGTGCAATTGGTGGGACAGCTGGCTGGAGCCCGCCAAGGAGAAGGTCGCATGAGCCGAGACGAGATCCGTTACATGAAGGCGTTGGAAGTGGTGCTGCTCAAAGCGCTGGAAACCGTTCAGCCGCTTCCGCCGCCTGCTCTCAGCGGAACATTGTACGAAGACGCGAAGCGCGAGCTTCGCCAGATCAACAAGAAACTCAATCAGCTTTCAACCGCTGCGCTGAAAGCTGCCAAACTTCGGGCGCTGTTGCCGGACTAAGATGAAAGGAGAGCAAGATGAAGTTCCCGGTGACGGTAGTGATGAAGAAGGCCCACAAGCGGACGTTCAGGGTCGAGGTGGAGGACGCGACCGCCCTGCGCGTCCTCGCCCAGAAGATTATGGACAACTGGAGGAAGGGGTTCAGCTTCAACATCCTCCAGTCGGAGTAAGTTCGCCCTGACGATGCCCGTTGGCTACGGGTTGAATCGGCTCCCGTATGATTTAATCAGGAGCCGAAGGCGAAAGCCAAAGGAGAGCAGATGTTCTTATGCGAACCGTGTTTCCAACACCGGATGAAGGACGCTAACAGACAGTCGTCTTTCTTCGGCACCTCGAATGGAGCTTGCGAGGACTGTGGAGAAAAGACGCTCTGCGCCGATGCTCCTTCGTCTTACCTTCCTATCCCGAGTAAGAATTTCCAATACAGGAGCTATATGCCAAAAACCAAAACGGAAGACCTCAGCAGGCCAAGCATTGAAGTCAAGATCCCGCAAGTCCGTCTGCAACTAAAGGACCTCGCGTTCCTGCGCAGTCTGGCGCAGCCCGATGCCGTCCACTGCCACGTGCCGGGGAACGTCATGGACCGCTTGCGGTTCCTCGACCTGATCGCCCGCGCGAACGTTCCGCCGACCGCCAATGCCATCCACGAGGTGGAGAAAGAAGAGGCCAAGATGCTCGTAGAGCTTCGGAAAGAAATCGAAGACAAAAACTGGAGCCGTGCTGAACAGACGTGCCGAACCCTCCGCTACGCACGGGAGCGATTGGTCGCGAAGCCGAAAGACGTCCTGACTCCAAAGGGTGAGCAGATACTCCGCACCGGCGAGGTCGTCGTTCGCGTCCGGAAAGTGGGGTGCGTGTGACCCGACCAAAGACGACCTTTGCCGACTGGCTGATCCTCTTGTCTGGGTTTGCCATCGGAGCGGTAATCAAGTGGGGATGGAGGTAATAATGCCTGACCTTAGCTCGCAGGACCTCGGCAACGGGTACCAGCTGGTCTTCCAGGCGCACCAGAGCACTGGTGGCGGCATGGTCCGCGCCGTGGTCAAGGACGCCCAGGGCAATAT